AAAAACCCAAATACCAGAGCATAAACTGCTTCAATTGCTTAACAATCCAAACCCTAAGCAGAGTAAAGGCGAATTCCTAGAGAATTTATGCGCATATAGGCTGTTGACTGGGAATCCTTATATTCATGCAAATACAGGTCCAACAGATATTAGCGATAACTTTAATGAAGCTCCGAGCGAATTATGGCTATTAAGGCCTGATAGAATGGAAATTACACCCGGCGAGCTAGATATTGCATATTACACATATAAGGCTAATGGAGATGAAGAGAGATTTAATGTCGACCAAGTAAGCGGAAAATCCAACATTCTACACTGGAAAACATTTCATCCTCTAGATGATTACTATGGAATGTCACCAATTCAGGCAGTAGCCAGAAATATTGACATCTACAATGAGTCTCAAAAGTGGAATATGGCCTTTTTCCAAAATGGAGCGCGTCCAAGTGGCGCTCTTGTTTACAACCCGAAAGAGGGAACAGGAAAGCTAAACGAGGAAGAATACGACCGCTTAAAAGATGATATGGAGTATCAGTATAGTGGAAGTAACCGAAACGGCAGGCCTCTATTACTTGAAGGTGGTATGGATTGGCGCGAAATGTCTATGTCTCACAAGGATATAGACTATTTAGAAGGCTCTAATAAATCATCAAGAGACATTGCTAGAGGTTTAAATGTCCCTCCTTTGCTTCTTAATATTCCGGGTGATAACACTTATAATAACCAAGAATCCGCAAAATTAGGCCTATGGGAAGAAGGTATCATCCCTTGGGCGAAGAGCTACACATCTCAGCTTAATTATTGGTTGGTCCCAAGATATGGGCAGAATTTAATACTAGAACTTGATTTAGACAACATTTCAGCTCTCGAGCCACGCAGGAAGGAAAAGTGGGAAAGGGCGCAATCTTCAACTTTCATCTCAACTAATGAAAAGCGCGATATGGTTGGATTTGAAGATGTTGATGATGGGGATGATATTCTTATTAATAGTGGCCAAGTTCCTTTGTCTTTTAACCAATCTTTATCAACTGAGGAAGAGCAGAAATCTATCGAGAACGAAACTAAGGCGGATACAATTATCAGAGTTGCAAAGCAGATGCCTTATTTAATCTCAAGAAAAGCTACTGATGAGGAGCTTAGAAGAGAGCAGCTTATTCAGGAGAGACTTATGACATCATTTGAGAAATCATTTGAGCGTAAATTATTCAATCTTTTAGAAGATTCTTCAATCAAGTATGAGCAGGAATATATTAAGGCAAGTGGCCAAGTGGATATTGATTTAATGGTATTTGATGAGGATATGAGGTCTTATAGTGAGGTTATAGGTGATCAATATAGCGATGTTTACGATGCATTCGGGACCCGCGTATTAGCTGGACTTAAGAAAATGTATGGATCTTTAGAGCAAAAGGATTCAGACGGAATGTTGCAGCTTTCAGGGCTTGAATTTGTTAGCACATGGACAACCGATAGAGTTCAAAAGATTTTAGGAACTGCTAAGGGTATAATTTCTCACACTATAGGAAAGGGTGTCGATGAAGGCCTAAGCACTAATGAGATCGCTAAAAACATCAGAGAGGCAACAGGTGGAGCAATTGCAAGCTCTAGGGCTAGAACAATTGCAAGAACTGAAACCCACACCGCAGCACAAGCAGGATCTAAAGGGGGAGCTTTGGCAACTGGTAGAAAGATTGTTCAGATTTGGATAAGTGCAGAAGATGGAGATGTAAGGCCAACTCACCAAGCAGCAGAAAGAGAGTCTAAGGCAAATCCAGTGCCGCTTGAAGAGTTTTTCAGAGTAGGAAACAGTCATTTGATGTATCCCGGCGACCCATCAGGCGAACCGGAGGAAATTATTAATTGTCGTTGCGTAATCGTATTCGAACCAGTTGATTTATAATGTTCTTAATTGCAAATGGTGAAAGATTCAGCGGATTTGATAAAATGGTTGTTTTCCAGTCTATGGAAACAATCAGCGATGCATTTCATTTTGAATCTAAGTTAATGCCTAATGAGATTAAGGCGAATATTGATGTTCAGATATTTATAGGAAATCAATTAAGGATATCAGGCAGAACCCTAGAGCTAGATAAACGCAGATCAGAAAATACAAAGATTTCAGGCGGGGATTATTCGTTAACCCTAAAAGGAGCATTTGCAAATAACTCTACAGGGGAATTTATTAAGCTTACTCTAAAGGAGATAATTACAACCCTTGTTTCTCCATTTGGACTTTCTGTAGATGGCGAGGATGGACCAACATTAAAGAAGTATAACTACTCATTAGACGATCCAATCAATGATATTATTGCAGATTTATGCACTAGGACCGCTTTTATTGTCTCATCCACTCCAGAGGGCAATTTAACTATTTCAGATGCTACAGCAGCAGAGGATTCAGGTATAACGCTTGTTGAGGGCCAAAACATCTCCGATATGGCTTTAAATATCAATATGCAGAAACGATTCTCAGAGTATAATATATATGCGCAAAACAAACACGGCGCGTTTCAAAACTCTGACAAGGTATTCTCTAGCGTAGCAGGAACAACAAGAACACATAGGCCTTTTAATTATTTCAATAGCAATCAATTTGAGATTGCAGATGCAGATAAGGAGGCGGCTTGGCGTAAAGGATACAGCGATGGGATGGCGGCTGTATATACAGTAGAAACGCCTTCAATCCTCAATATTAGGCCTAATCAGTTGATTACTATAGATTCGACATATTTAGGCGTTCAGGATTCGCTATTGGTCCTAGATGTTAAATTTGTATCAAAAAAGGATAAGCTTAAAACCGAGCTTACCTTAGTTTCACCTTCAACCTTTGGAGGCAGAGAGGTAGAAAATGAGTTTATTGGGTAGATTAAAGGGAGCATTAGCAAGAGGTATTCTTGAGGCCATAACTGATTCAGGTTATGAGATTACATTGCTTTCTGGTGAGAAGATGACACTAAACGAGCATTTGCAGGAATTTGGTATGGCTAGTAAGTCACCTAGTGGAGCTTATGTGCTAGCAGGATTTATTGGAGCTGACAGGAATAATTGCTCAGTTGTCACTGTAGAGCATCCAGATTATAAGCCAACTGATTTAGCAGAAGGCGAGACTTGCGTTTACAATGCTCATGATATACAACTCTATTTCAGAGAAGGCGGGATAATTAGGGCTACTGGATCAGGTTTGACCGATTTTATAATTGATGGAAATTTAACCGTAAACGGAGATATTGACGCAACTGGAGAAATTACAGCAGATAGCGCAAGCGCGGGAGTAACTGTTACAGGCCATAAACACCCAATTAATAGCGGTTCATCTGCGCCGGGACCAACAGCATCACCAACACCGGGAACATAATAAAATGGCGGACGTATCATTCATATTTGACCGACAAAAGGGATATTCAGACATTAAGCTAGTAGATGGTGACGTATTATTAGCTGATGAGCTGCAAACATCCGTTGAAATGTCGATGTTTACTAGAGCAAGAGCTTTGAGAAATCCAGAGCCTAGAGTAGTTAAGACGATTGACGCTCTTCAAGGATGGTGGGCAGATGCTTTAGATGATGAACAATTGGGTTCATTATACTGGCTTTACCTTAGATCTAAGCAAACACAAGAGGTTTTAAACGGAGTATCCGAGGCCTTCGAGCAGTCCTTACAATGGTTAATTGACGATGGTGTTGCATCATCTGTAAGCGTTACTAATCAATGGCGAGGCGATAATAAAACTATGGATGTATTAGTCCAAATCGTTAGGCCTGATGAATCCAGCGCTAATTATACTTGGAATTTTGCTTGGGAATCTTTAAACATATAGACAAATGCCATATACAAAACCAACATTAACAGAGCTTTTTTCACGGGTAAGGAATGATATTTACGGCTATTTAGGGTTGCCGGTCCAATTCCTTAGAAAAGGATTCATTTACGCATTATCAAAGGTTCTAGCAGGGCTTTCAAATGGCCTCTATGGTTATTTAGATTGGATACTTAGGCAGATGTTTCCTGATATCGCTGATGACCTTTATGTTCGAAGGTGGGCGATTATTAAGAATTTAACCCCAATTGCAGCAGAAAAATCAACTGGTAATGTTGATGCAACTGGAACTGTAGCGGCGGTAATCCCGGTTGATACTGAGATTATTAGAAATGACGGCGTAAGATTTATTGTAACTGCAAATACTGTGATTGACGGCGGAGGGAATGCTGTTGTCCCAGTAGAATCTCTTAATTTCGGATCAGATACGGCAACTCAAGCTGGAACTGTAATGACTTTCGTTAGCGTCCCTGTTGGTGTTAATTCTGAGGTTACTGTTGATGGATCAGGCCTAACAGGCGGAAGAGATGACGAAACAACAGAGGAGCTAAGAGAACGCGTATTAGATAGTTTTAGAAGGCCGCCACAAGGCGGAAGTGATGCAGACCATGAAAGATGGACAAAGGAAGCGGTTGATGCTACTAAGATATGGGTTAGGACATTTGATCCCGGATTTAATCCTTGGGGATTAGACAGATGCCAAGTTTACCTATATTTTACAATGGCTGATACTTATGCAAATACAATACCACAGGCTGGAGATGTGACAGATGTTCAGGATTATATTGACGCTAGAAAGCCCTCAGCGGAAGAGTTTTTTGCAATCGCACCTAGTGCGGACCCTGTTCATTTCAATTTAAGCATTGTTCCAAATGACACCGCAACTCAGCAAGCGGTAACAGCTCAATTAAGTGATTTAATCAAAAGAGAGCAGGAAGAAAACGGAACATTGAAACTATCAAGCATGTTTGAGGCAATAGGACAAACCCCCGGATTAACAGACTGGACCCTTAATTCTCCTAGCGCGGATGTAACAACAGCAGTTGGTGAAGTTCATACATTGGGCAACGTAACATTCTAATAATGGCTAATATTAACTATAAATCCATTTTATATAAGCTTATTCCTAGAGGCTTTATATACCCTCAAGAGGGAATGGGTAGCGATTTTGAAAAGCTTCTTTGTGGTATTTCTGAGGAATCTAAAAGGATCGATTGCGATGCTACGGATTTATTAAATGAGATAATGCCGGACCAAACAGGCCGTTTCCTTGAGGATTGGGAGAGGGTATTAGGATTACCGCTTTGTGGTGTTCAGCTTGGATCTAGAGAAGAGCGCCGGGACATGGTCCTTGCTATGCTTAATCTAGGTGAATTTACTAATGATGAATTCTTTAAGACAATAGCGGCTATATTTGGATTTGACGTTGAGGTGGTAGTCCCTACACCATTTAGGGTAGGCTCTAGTAGTGTGGGAGATAGATTAAACGGAGAGGCACAGCGAGGAACGGTAATCATCAAGGCAACTTGTGAAAACCCTCAATTATTCCGTGTTGGAGAGTCTGGAGCAGGCGAAAGATTGATTGATTGCTCTAATGAGGGTCTTGAGTGTATCATCAACACATTTAAGCACTCGTGGCAATATGTTGTATTTGATTATAGTTAGTGATTGAAATTTTAATTTAAAATAATAAGGTTTAAGACATGTATAGGATTGATGGAGGAGATAATATTACACCAAAGCCAGCTAAAACGGGATTAGGTAGCCCGGGTTGGTTTCAGGATTCAGAGCCAACAGGGGGAACTATTGTTCCTGCTGAGTTTATGAATACTTTGCAAGATGAGATTGCAGGAGTGGTAGAAGGTGCAGGTCTTTCATTGGATAAGGCAAACGACCTTCAATTACTATCAGCCGTTAATGCTTTGATTCTCGCCGGTGGTGGCGGTGGTGGCGGAATGGCTAATAAGGACTATTTTACGGGCATGAATCTTAAAAGCGCTGCTGATGGTGATCATGATA